GGCTTGTTCAGAGTTAAGGTTAACGCTGTTGGTTCTGGAACTGCGGTAACTGTCTTTAGTGCAACCGTTTAACATTATTTCATAGGAGTTATTACCATGGCCGTAGAAAATAAATACACAGATGCTAACCTTGTTGCGAACAAGAAAACAGATGCCTACAAAGTGGGTTCTGGTTCGGAGCCGTTTATTCTTGTTGGTGTTGTTACCGTAGCAGCCGCTGACGATGACGGAAGTATCTTTCGGGTCTTCGCCTCTGTGCCTTCCAACGCTATTCCTATCAGCCTTGAAGTGGTGAACACAGCAATTACTGGAGGCACTTCTTACGGTTTCGGCTTGTACCGTGCCAACCTTGGCTCGGTGGTAAACGCTACCGTGCTGGCTTCGGCTATTGATATGTCAACTGCCCGTACGATTGCCACATCAAACAACGTCGGGCTATCGGCCTTGACGCTTGGGGAACTTCGTACGCTGGCTTCTCTTTCTGGAGCCACTAACCCTGATGATTCTTACGACATTGCTCTTACCGCCACCACGGTAGGAACCGCTGCCGGAACCATCCGCGTCAGAGGCGTTTTTGTTTTTAACTAAACTTCGCGCCCGGCCAGTAGGGGGTAGCTTCCTGCTGGCCGCAAAGGGGGTTTAATGGCGGTCACATCATCAACGGACATCTGCAACATGGCCTTGGATTTACTCCAAGGCGGTTTTGTTTCGGATATATCTTCACCGCAGACAAGCACCGAGGAAAAATGCGCCCGGTGGTATGACGTTAATCGCCGGATGTTGTTAAGAATGCATCCTTGGAACTTTGCCATAAAAAGAGCAGAATTGAGCGCAAGTTCAACAATCCCTTTGTTTGGTGCCGCCGCCGCCTTTCCCGTCACCGCTGATTTTATCAGGCTGCTGCGGGTAGTAAATGAAGACGATATGATCTACGCGGCATCAGATTATTTCTTTGAAAACAAAAGCATTATGCTGCGTTATTCCGATGCTACCGTATGCCGCATAATTTACATTTCTGATGTAGAAAATGTTTTGGCTTTTGATGATATTTTTATTCAGCTTCTTGCAGTAGAAATTGCCCTGTCGCTTGCGTACTCGATCACGCAGAACAATTCCAACATTGAGCGGCTTTCGGCTATCCGCAAAACCTTGATCAAGAACGCGACGGGCATTGACGGCCAAGAGCACCCGCCAGAAGTCAGGCGAGTTAGTGTTAACCGCAACGCACGACGTTCTCTAGGCGTGCGCGATACTACCCGGCACTATTTTAATGGTTAGCGTCAACACATCACAGCCGGATTTTTCCGCTGGGGAAATCGCGCCTAAATTCTACGGTAGGCACGATCTCCAAATAACCTACAAAGGGGCGCGGCGGGTAAGGAATTTTATTGTTGAAGCCGCTGGGGGTGTGTTCTTTAGACCTGGGTTTTACTACGCAGCCCAGACAAAAAACAATCAGCCCGCGTGGCTGTATAAATTCAGGTTTATTGACAGTGCAAGTTTTACGCTGGAGTTTACGCAAAACGCTATCCGGTTCTACCGGAACAACGGTCAGGTACGCTTTGCGGCGCAAAACATTACCGGGATTACGCAAGCAAACCCCGCCGTTGTCACCTACAGCGGCGCAGACACCTTTGCCAATGGCGACAGTGTATTGCTGGGCAATATTTCTGGAATGACCAACCTAAACGACAATGAGTATATCGTTGCTAACGTCAACGTCGGCGCAAACACGTTTGAGCTTGCAGGGGTTAACTCAACGGCATTCCCGGCCTATACGTCTGGGGGCGCTATTGAGAAGGTGATGGAGATCGTCACTACTTATGCAACCGCAGACCTTGAGGCGTTAAAGTTTGCCCAAGAAAAAAACGTGCTTTACATCACCCACCCTTCATACCCGCCAAAAAAGCTAACGTACACCAGCCCCACAAGCTGGACGTTTGCCGACCACTCACCCATACGGAAAACACGGCAAAACGCACAGGTTATTAGCGCGGTGACATTGGCTAACCCGGCTGTGTTGACCTACACTGGGAGCGATTCTTTTACCAACGGAGACACCGTTTTTATCAACAGTGCCACGGGCATGACCGAAATAAACGAGCGGGAATTTACCATTGCCGCCGTCAACACGGGTGCAAACACGTTTGAGCTTGTCGGCTTAGATTCGTCTGGCTATGCAGCGTACACGGGCGGGGGTATCGTCAGGAAAGTCTCGTCTGCGGCAGCACCATTCCTTTCCGCTGGGACTTACCCCGGCGCGGTGGGATTCTATGATCGGCGGCTTTTTTATGGGGGCAGCACGAATGAACCCAACACGCTTTTTGGTAGTAACGCTGGGAATCTAGACGATTTTACTTTGCAGATTGATTTGTCTCCCGGAGCGCAACCAGAAGCAAACGAAGGAATTGAGTATCAAATTTACGGCGCGGCAAAAATAGAATGGCTGGCCGGAACCGATAAATTCCTTACCATTGGCGCAACAAACGACGTGCTTTTTGCAACAAGTGGTATTGATAATATTGTTACGCCTTCGAGTCTTGCAATCAAGCCAACCAACAGTTACGGCGTTGATGATGTTAATCCCATAGGCCGGGGTTCGCTTCTGTATTATTTGCAGGGCGATAAAAGCACTATGCGCTCATTTGAGTACAGCCTCGAACAAGATAGATACGTTCCCGTAAATAGGAACGAAATTTCAGAGCATCTTACCTATGAGGGAATATCGCAGTTTGATTACGTTGAGGGCAGCAACGATATTCTATGGGCGGTACGGGAAGACGGCAAGTTAGTAGGGATGACGACCAGCAGCACGGAAAGCATAAGCGGCTGGCACCTTCATTCAACCGACGGCGATTTTAAAAGCGTGTGCAGCCAGACGCGGCTACACGATGACGGGCAGCTATGGGCGTGTGTAAAAAGAACAGTCAACGGCGTTGATAGGTACAATGTTGAGTACATGGCCGATACCATCGTCTACCCGATGCGAGAGGACTTTTTTACCGAAAATGAGGCCGCCGATAAAGCCGCCTTTGCCAGAGCAACCTATGAAGCCCAGAAACAATACGTTTACCTTGATTCTGCGGTCACATACGACGGTTCTGTCTTTGCTACACAAGCAATAACACCGGGCGCGACCACTGGCACGGGAATAGTGTTCACCGCCGCTGGCAGCGTGTTTACAGCGGACATGGTGGGTTCAGAAATTATCCGCAAAAGCGTTACCGGGTACGAAACAGGGGTTGCCCTGATTACCGCTTATAGTAGCCCCACAAGCGTCACCTGCACCATTGTAGAAGCGTTTAACAGTGTTACCGCTATTCCCGCTGGGGAATGGTACATCACAACTAATGCCGTTGGTGGCTTGATGCATCTTGAAGGCAGAACTGTGTCGGTTGTTGCCGATGGCGGCCAGCACCCGCAAGTTGTTGTGACTGGCGGTGTGGTTACCTTGGAAAGGCAAGCGTCTGTTTTTCATATTGGCTTGCCCTACACGGGAGAAGTAGAAACAAACGAGCTTGAAGGCGGGGGCACAACAGGCGTGTCACAAACAAAGCCTAAATCTGTTTATGAAGTTGGTCTTAGGTTCTTAAATTCAATGTATGTGCGGTATGGGACAAGCCGTTACAGGTTAAACCAGATTGAAGCTCGCACCGCCAATATGCAAATGGATAGGCCGCCGCTTCCGTTTACGGGAGACATCAAAGTAAAATACGCCAACGAGACTGTTGATGCGCGAGATGGTACATGGTCAAAATCAAAACGAGTAATTTTTGTTCAAGATGTTCCGTTCCCGTGTTATATACAATTAGTTGTCCCGTATTTTACAGTGAGTAACTGATGTTTATTCGCAACCACACCGAAGACGATTACCCGCTTTTTGTGCAATGGTGGGAATCATGGGGCTGGCAGCCTATTCCTTATATGTTCCTTCCCAAAAATAGTGTTGTGGTGTGTGACGACGAGGGCAACCCTGTCTGCGCTGTTTTCCTGTATCTAACCGACACCCCTATTATCTGGGCGGAAAACTATATTTCTTGCAAAAAATCAAAAGATAGAAAAATATGCATTGAAGAAATGACAAAAAGTATTGCTTCAAAAGCAAAGGAACTAGGCGGGGTAGCAGTGATGAGCACTTTAAAAAGTGCGGCAATGGGGCGACGGCTTGAGAAAGGCGGCTTTCAAAAGACCGATTCCAACATGACAAACTACATTTTAGGGGTTTAGGGGATATGGCAGCGGCAGCCGCACTCGCACTGGCAAGCTTAGCAGCAGTTTCTAGCATTGCTGGCGGCGTACAGGCCAATAAAGAAGCAAAAAAGCAAGCCGTCCAAAACGAGGCTATGGCCAATCTTGCGGCAGAAGAAGAAGCGCGGGCATCAAGCAAGGAGGCATTGGCTGTTGGCCGTGAAGCGGAATCGGTACGGCGCAGACAGATGGTGTCCTTTTTAAAGAGTGGCGTTGACCTTACGGGTTCGCCGTTAATGGTCATGGAAGCTACGCGCAGGGCTGGGCTTAGCAACGTCGAGGAAACTTTACGTTCTGGTAGTTTATCGGCCTCTACCCGCCGCATTGAGGGCAGAATGCAAGCGGACGCTTTGAAAGCATCGGGGCGGCAAGCGTTTATACAAGGTATTGGCGGCGGGCTTTCTAACGCTGGCAACGCTGCAAGCATATATAGTAAAATGTAGAGGGACTTTATGCCTACAGTACCCGGCTACGACCAAGTGGTTATACGCAGAGCGGCAACACCGTCTTTTACGGACAGCGGAGCTATACAAAGAGCCGCATCAACAGGGCAACAAGCATCTGCGCTTTTTGAACAAGCAGCCAACGTCAGCCTAAACATCCAAAAAGAAAACGATAAAGTCACGCTAAACGATGCTCTGATCCAGCGTGAGCGTGAAAAGATTGATTCCATAGACGCTACCCAGAAGATGTTTCAGAATAACCCCGAAGGCTACGGGCAATTTTTTGAAAAAGAGCAGCAGAAGAAAGACGCGGAACGGCTTAAAACCCTGCCCCCGTCAGTGCAGGAAGCCTATAATCTTAGCGTTGCAGAGAGCAATGTGCGGGACTATGAGCGCAACCTAAACTGGGAAAACGGACGCAGAATTGAGTTAATTGGCTCAAAGATTAACCAGACGGGCAACACGCTGGCCGAACTTAGCTACACCTACGGGCAGCGCGGCGAGGATTTTAACGAGATTGCCAAAAACATTGACGCAACAATTATTTCTGGAACCGGGGTTCTGGCCGACGATAAGCTGCAAGACTTTGATAGCAAAATACGCACCGAGGCGGCGCAAAAATACATCTACGGGGCAATGGCCGTGGACGCGCAACGAGCACAACAGTTGCTAGCGTCGGGGCAGTTTTCAGCATACTTCACGGGCGAAGAGTTGACAAAGCTGCAAAAAACCGTCTGGGAAAAAACGCCTGATATTAAAAAACTAAATGAGATTCAGCTAGACGGCAATCCCATTGAGAACGCCGACCGTTCGATTGATATTATCATGCGAAACGAAGGCGGATATACAAAAAAGGATGGGAAATCAGGGCACCCTGCAATATATGGCATTAATCGCGGCTCCTTTCCAAAAGAACACGACGAAGCAAAGCAAATAACGGAAACCCAAGGCAAAGCCGCTGGTGAGGCGTATGCCCGGCAGTTTTACAAAAGAGAGTTTTACGACAGGTACAAGATTGGCGAGTTGCCATTACCAGTGCAGGACATTGTTGCCGACGGCGTAGTAAATCACGGCACCACTTTTAGAAATAAACTCGTACAAGCAGCTAAGGACGGCTCTAGCCCGCAAGAACTAATTGAGATGCGGCGGCAGGAGTACGTGCGCCTTGCCAAAAATGACCCAGAAAAATATGAAGACCAACTTGAAGGCTGGCAAAAGAGGCTTAATAACTTGCCCATTCAAGGCGGCGGCGGGTACTACGGCAATCTTTCCACTGGCGAAAAACTAAACCAGCAAGAGGTTGTGCTCAAAAACATTCTGGCCGACAAAGCAAAAGCCGCTATTGAAATAGGCGCAGGAACGCCCGGCGAGATAGTGGACGCGCAAGTACGGACTTTGGGCATTGATAAAGAAAACGCCAGTGTTTTAACAAACCCTCAAGCTGTAGGCTTTGGCGTGGCTCTTGCACAAGTTAACAACGCAGACGAAGCATTAAGCCAATTCAACAAACTATTTAACGAATATAAAGAATATACCCCCAATGCCATTCAAGACCTAAAAAGAAACAAAAGCATTACCCCTGCTATGGAAGCCGCAATGTCCCTAGCCCACGGCGGAAGACCTGAAAATAAAGAACACATCGAGCTGTTAATTAATGTGTCTCGTTCTGGTAAGACTGCTTTAAACGATCTGTACCAGCAGGGTGGGTTTTTAAAATCCGAACTAGCCAGAAAAGTGAAAAACAAGACCGAGGACTTGCAAGCCGCTATCCTAAACGAAGGCAAATCCTTTGAGGACGTGCAGGAAAAAATAGACGTTGTTGAATCGTTGTCTATGGCAAGAATGCTACAGCGCAAAACCTCATCTGAAAGCGATGCAGTGGAATTTGCCATGAAGCCTTTTAACGGCTCATACGAGGTGGCCGAGGTCAACGATGCAAAGTTTCGGGTGCCGACAGCTTATTCAGCCAGTCAAATTGAGAATAGCATTGAGACCTTTCTTAAAGAATCATTGCCCGAAATGGTCAACCAGCGGGACAAAGAAATTTATGAGCTGCAAGATATTGCCGCGCCGTTTTTGAATGAAAAAGAAACTGGCTACAAGTTCCGGTCAATAGACGGCAATGTTCTTGTGGATAAAGCTGGGAAGGAAATAGACATCTCGTTTGAGCAGCTTCTTAAAGGACAAGAAAACAAAAATAGAAAAGAAGAAGAAGACAAATATCAACGTTTTCTTGAAGAAAAACCGGAGCCACGCCTCTAATGTACGGTTTTTGGAACACACCACAGCAGCAGCGCACAGACTTTGGCGAGTCGCAGGACACCCAGCTTTTTAAGCCGCGCACAAGCGCGGTTATTGCATCTGATGCTGGTGATGCTTATTACGGGGTGGGCACACTTGAAGCCGACCGGACACTACGCAGGGTTGAAGAAGCCAAACAAACAGGCGTTAAGATATCCGAAGAACAGTACAAGGCTAATCCTGATTTATACAGTGAGGGCATTCCTTGGACGGAGGGAATGACAGAGGAAAGCGCAAAGGAACTTAAAAAGTTTAACGATGCTGTTATTGCCCGGCGCAAAATTCGTGCCGAGGCATCTAATTTTCAAAGCATACTTGGCTTTGGCGCAGCGTTTGCCACGGGGATTGTGGAGCCTAAAAACTTTGCTGTCGGGGTGGCTGTGTCCGCTGGTACTGCCGGGCTTGGCTCTATTGGTGCTTTAGGCAACACTGTGAGGCGCGCCTATCAACTACGGCGTTCGCTTAAGCTAGGCCAAAAGGTAGGGATTGGCGTTGGTGAGGGTATTGTCGCTGGAGCAGTGGTAGAGCCGGGCAACCAGAGCACGGCAAAAGGGCTTTTTCAGGAGTACACGCTGCAAGACAGTTTGTTTAATATCGCCACGTCGGCAGCGTTTGGAGGGATTGTGCCAGCCGTTGGAGCGGCGGCATCAAAACTATCCCCCATCATGCAAAGCAAGCTACAACGGTTCCGCAGCAAGGCCACAGAGGTGGTGGCCGATGAGATCGACATGGCCTCTACGCAAAAGGCGTTGGGGCAGGCTGTGAACATTGAAGCAGTTGAAGCGCAGGCATCATTGCGCTCAAACGTGGTGCACCTTAAAGACGAAGCTCTTGCAAACTTTATGGTAATTGCGCGAGATTTACCGCGCATGAATTTTTTAATTAAGAAAGGCATTTCACGGCTGAAAACTGTTCCCCAAATAGCGGAAGAGTTAAACCCTCCTTTGTTTAAATTTGTAAAAGAAATTGAACAAAAATCTGATACTATACAGAGGTTTATAGATGAGCTTGGCGCAAAAAAACAAGCCGACGATCAAGAAAAAACTAAACAGATTGAAGAAATTGATATTAAAATTGCAAACCTACAACGCAATATGCGTAACCTTGGCAATAGACGGAAAGCCGAGAAGCAAGTGCTTGTTGATGAATTGATTAAAGACAAAGATGTTCTTGTCCAATCTATCAAGGACTTTCAAACACCTGATATTATCCGATTGCGTGAAGAGTTAGTAAAAAACGATTTGGCAATCAGAGATAAAGCAGTAGAAATAAGCGAAACATTAAAACAAGCCCGGCAAGAACACGCCTTGCAAAAAATTGCCATTCAAGAAATGGACGATATTAATTTAAACATAATTAAAAATCACAACAAAAACGCCTTTGACTACCGCAACGACACCCTTATCAACTACGATGTTATCGAGCGCGGCCCTACAAAAAACCAGCTTGAGGCGGAAATAAAGCAATCGGACGAGGACTTGGACACAGCCGCCGACGCAGAAATTAAATCCATGCGTGACCAAGGGATTATAACCGAAGAAGAGTTTGACGATTACCAAAACGCTGTGAGCACAATACCGGACAAGATGACATCTAAAGCAATGGATGTTATAAAAACATGCTTTACCAGAGGTTGAAATGAGAGATTGCATCAAACGCATTGTAGAGCAATCCGGTTTAACCGAGCCGCAGGCGCGGAAAATGGCAAAGGATGTTGACCAGAAGGCAAAACGTCGCTCAAAAGAAACCGGGCAAAGCTACGAGGATGCCGTTGACGAGGTTGTTGCTGAGAACCTGCAAACCATTAAAGAAAACGCGGAGAGCATCAAGCGCAATTACGCCCGCAACGTTATTTTAAAAAAGAAGAATGAAACCTTTATTCAGGATATGCTTGATAATAAAGAATTTAATCCGTCAATAACACTGGCTTTTCAAGCAATGTTTGAGGGCATAAACACTCCGTTACCCGGCGGGAAAAACTCGCTTGAGGTAAACAAACACGCGGTTCGGGCAACGTACCTAAACGAGATTGTAGGAAACCTGTCAAAAGAAGGACTGCTAAACCTTTTTTCCGACGGCAAGCTGTCTTCTGAAATAGGCCGTGCAGTTTGGGATTTAACTTATGACCAGCCGCCAAAAGGCGGCAACAAACAAGCAAATAGGATCGCCCAGATAATCTACGACGTGCGGGAAAAGCAGCGGTTGCGGCTAATTAAATTAGGGGCCGATATTCAAAAACTGCCGGGGTACGTTATGCCCCAACGTCCCGATCTGGTGGCGATGCGAAAAATGGGTAAGCCCAATTTTATTGAGTTTATGCGCTCACGCCTTGACAAAGACAGAAGTTTTGGCGGTGACTATGAAGACCTTGATAAAGCTCTTTCAAATGGATATGACGCGCAGCTTTCTGGTGTTCGGCTTGATGGAGTGTACAAAGCCGAAAAAGAAGATGAGAAGTTTTTCCAGTTTTTTGGCCCCAACAATCTTGCCAAAAAGCTATCCCAACGTCGGCAATATATTTTTAAAGACTATGAGTCTTGGGAAGAATGGAACAACACCTTGGGAATGCGTAGCTTTCACGAAGGTGTCATTGATTCGATAACGTACAACGCCGACAACATTGCCTTAATGGAGCGTTTTGGCACTAACCCCGAAGCCATGATGAAAGAGGTGTATCGTTCGATAAAAGAAAAGAACCGTGACATTGTGGATGCACGGGCTGGGGATGATGACAAAATAGAACAACTTATTACCGGGGCAATGGAGAAACAAAGAATCCCCGCAAACGCAACCTTGGCTACCGTGTCATCAAACATTAGGGCGTATAACATTGTCACAATGCTTGGAAAAGCAATAGCCTCTTATATTGGAGATGTTCCGATTAAAGCTTTTGAGTATCGCAACCAAGGAAAGAATTGGCTGTCGGCTTTAACAAAATCAGTAGTAGATATTGGCTATGGGTTTAAAAACAAGCAGGACCGCATTGAATTTGCGTCTATGTCCGGGGTGTATTTTGAATCTGTTATTGGCAATATAGGTAGAAATTTTAGTCTTAGCGATGATATTAATGGTTTTGCTTCAAAGGCAGTACGATTGTTTTTTAGGCTTAATCTCCAAGCGTGGTGGACGGATGTTCACCAAGGGGGGTTTGTACATACTATGTCGCATTGGCTTGGCCTTAAAGCAGGGCTTGAGTTTGATGCTTTAGACGCAGACACAGCACGATTTTTCAGTCAATACGATATAACAAAAAAAGATTGGGACACCATGCGGGCGGCAGTAACAACCCTTGAGGATGGCCGGGCTTACGTTTTGGCGGATAAAATTTCCGATCAAGCCGTTGCTGAAAAATTATCTGGATATTTTTTTGACAGAAGAGAATCGGCGGTTCTGAATCCCGGAGCTAGAGAAAGAAGAATTTTGACGTTTGGGAACACCAAGCGAGGCACGCCAAGGGGTGAATTTTTCCGGTTAGCTGCTCAATATAAAAGCTACCCTGTTTCTGTTATTACCAAAGTTCTGGGGCAAGCATGGTATGGGCGCGGGAAACCTGATATAGGGGGGCTAATAACATTATTATTGTTAACAAGTGCTTTTGGTTATTTGTCAGGAGTTATGAGCGATCTTTTTAACGGGAAATCGCCAAAAGACCCTTTGAAAACAGAGACTATTCTTGCTTCTATAGCGCGAGGCGGCGGGGCGGGAATCCTGACTGACGTGTTTTTGACTGACTTTTCATCTTACGGAAAAGATTTTTCTTCGTTCTTATTGGGGCCAACATTTGGCAATGACAAAGCAATCAAGTTGTGGTCATCTCTTATTCGCGGTGAAGGTTCAACTCGTGCCGCCGCGATGATGGCAATAAGCTCAATACCTGGGAACAACCTGTTCTACATTCGCGGCCCTCTCGACCATTTATTTTTGCTTGAAATGCAGGAACAGATGAACCCCGGATTTATGAACAGGGCAGAACGCGATATGCGGAAAACCTTTAATCAAGAATGGCTTTGGAAGTAGTTTTATGATAAAGAAATTTTACACAAAGGTGCCCTTATGACAGTCGGAGCGTTACCAACAATTTTTAAGCTGATGGGCAACGGGGTCACAACTGTTTTTCCATTTAACAATAACGTACTCGATCAGGATTTTCTTGATGTTAAAATCTTAACGAGGGCAACGGGTGCCGTCGTTGAAACCCTTACTCTCGGCGTTGACTACACCGTTACCATCGTTAGCAACACGACATCAAACGTCATTATTATTAACGCGCTCAAGATTCCTTCGGTCACGCAAGATATTTTGTTGGCATTAAATGTTCCTCTTACACAATCACGCAGCTACCCACGCGGGGACGAATTACCAGCAGCCGCGATTGAAAACGGCTTAGATAAGCTGACACTCATAGCACAAAACACATCGGACAAAATTGACCTATCTATTAAACTGCCTGATTCCGATATTGGCCTGACCACAACGGTTCCAGATGTGGGAACTCGTGCGGGTAATTACTTAGCGTTCGATAGTTCGGGCAACGTTATCTCGGCAGCGGGAACAGGCGGCACGGCTATCAGTGCACCGTTGGTTCCGTTCGTGCAGGCGGCTTCCTTGGTTGCGGCCAAAGCGTTGTTGATTACCGCTGGAAGTATTGCCACAGCGGACATCGCCAACAGTGCCGTCACCAACGCCAAGATGGCGAACATGGCGGCAAACACCGTTAAAATGAACAACACGGGAGTGTCTGCTGTTCCTATTGACGCAACAATGGCGCAGTTAAATGCCGTGCTCGGTTCTGTGTTGACGGTCAAACAACAAAGATTTACCGCAGCAGGAACTTATACACCAAGCACGGGAATGCTCTATTGCATCATTGAAGCATGGGGTGGTGGCGGTGGCGGTGGTGGGGCTGCTACAGTTGGGGGCGCAAGCAACGCGGGCGCAGGCGGGGGAGCGGGTGGCTATAGCAGACACTTAGCGACCGCAGCAGACATAGGTGCATCAAAAGCTGTAGCTATAGGAGCCGCAGGGACAGGAGGTGCGGCGGGAGCAAATAACGGTACTGCTGGAGGAAATACAACATTGGGAACAACCCTTGTTTTGGCTAATGGAGGAAGCGGCGGGGCTGGGGGTACAGGGAGCAACTCCACAAACGGAGGTGGTGGCGGTCTCGCGGGAACGGGGAATATAATTTCTGCTCCGGGAGAGCTTGGCGGCAACGGATCAGCTATTGGAAACATTCAAGCATATCCATTGGGCGGTTGGGGCGGGACATCAATGGTAGGTTCCGGCGGTAATTCTGTAGGGTCATTTGCATCAAACCCCGGAACCGCAGGCACGGGGAACGGCTCTGGTGGCGGCGGCGGTATTTCTACCAACGGTGGAGCCTCGCAAGCCGGAGGCAACGGCACGGCCGGGCTTATGGTTATCACTGAATTCTGTTCACAATAGGGGGAGACCATGACAACAAAACTACTCGTTGATTCTGGCGACATAATTATCAACCGCATTCTTGTGGATGGTGGATTCACCCCGGACGAAGGCTACACCGTCCACGACGACAACGGCCAAGCCATAGGCGCAACCTATGATGCTAGCTACACGCCGATACCCGCAGCCCCAAACACGGTGTACACCATCACTGGCCCCACCGTTGCCGCTCCCGCTGGCGTAACCGTCAACCTCCCTGACCAATCCCTGCCCGTGACCTACACATGGGACGGCACAGAATGGATTGCTGACCTAGCCGCCCTACGCACGGCGCGTCTGGCGTTGATACGGGCGCATAGAAACGCCCTGTACGATTATTGCAACGTCGCCACGGCAAAGGGCAATAATAAGAGGAATCGGGGATTGGAACG